GACGAACCAGACCATCATCGTCACTGGGTAGTTGGCAGTCAGGTTGACCCGCGTCAGACCATTCTGATACGGCTGAACCGCCTCGGACCAGACGCGCGGCACCTTGAACTGGAGCTTTGTGTTTTGGTAGTAGATTCGTTCCTCGGGCGAAAGAACAATCTCCTCGACGAGCAGTCGGGGTGCACTGATGTCGATCGGGGCGCCGTTCACGTCGCTCGGTGCATTTGTGATCCAGGCGGTCGTGTTGAACGTGATCCGGATCGAGATGACCGAGCGTGTCACGGCGCACATGGGGAAGAATGGTTTCTCGAGGCGCTCCTTCACCTCGTCGCTATGCGTATGCCGTCTGCAAAAGAAGAATTCGAGCGGAATGATCAGATTGACGGGCGACGTACCCGGTACGTTCGTGCCTTCCGGGTAGCCACCGCTGATTGCCTTGTACATGGCGTTGCGTTCGTCGGCATCCAGAAACAGCTGATCGCGAATGACGTACCAGTCATCCGTGATTGTTTCGTACGGCAGACCGTCGACCAGAAACTCAATCTTGCTGAAAAGGGCCCGACCGACGAGCTCACTGTACGAATAGCCGTTCGGTAGGGCTGGCAGAGTGCACTGAATGTACATGTTTGCGAGCAGATCGCCCATCTCTTTCGGAAAAAGATCAACTTGGGTCACCGAGCCGAGATATGTCCGACTGGTCAGCTTGATCGGAAGACTCAGACGCTGCGTCATTGCAAATTGCGTGTGTTGTTTGAATTTCGGGAGCCACCTGGACTGGCCACCAAACAGGTAGGTTTCTTGGGCACCGATCGCCGCCATGGAAATGAGAGCACCTGTACCGGCGCCGCGCTCGACGAACGTTTTGAGCTCGTTCACGCCTTCGGACGTTGCGACATTCGAGTTGAGTTCGCGGAGTTCGTCAATTTCACCTCGGATCTGCGATGCATCGTACGCGCGCGGATCATAAAGACCGAATGTGGTGGTTGCATTGGAAAAGACGTTTGGCACGTACAACGCCGACATCCGGTTCAGCGTCAGACGCATGATCGAGCTTGGTGCCTGGATATTGTTCGGCATGTCCGACGTGACCACCGCATTCGAAATGTACGGGAACGATATGGAGGGCGGTCCCGGGTTGATCACCACGTCGCCGTAGACGTTCGATGTAAACTGTGTGATTGTCACGTTGCCCGAAATGCCAGACAGGCCCGTCACCGTCCACCCGGGGCCGATGTTCGTACCGGATGTCGGCTCGGTCAGGTACAGCATAAAGGACCCATCCTTGATCATCGACGGGCCGTAAAACCCGAGGACGCTCGTCGACTCCAACACGGTCTGCGTAGGTGGCGGCGCGACCGGAACCGGTGTGCTGAGTTCGGCGAGCAACTTACCGGTTCGTAGATTGATCGTCGTCGAAAACGTATACAGGGCGTCGGCGACATCTTGTTTCGTTCGGGCGGTCGCAATCGTGTCACTGAACACCTGTACGGCCGTGCGCAATTCGGCGTTGAGCGAAGCCGATTGTAAATATGCCGTGACGGCACTTCTGATGTCCGTCACCGTGACTGTATCGTCAGCGATGAGCTGCAAGATGTTCCCTTGGAGGTCCATAACTACAACGTGCGCAGATTTTGTTTCCATAGGTCGGACACGCTGGTCGATTCGAGCACTCGGATCGCCTCACGGTATTCAGCCACCCGGTCGATGAGACGCGCCACCTCTTCGCTCGTGTACTCGTACGTCTTTGTGTTGAGCAGCTCCTTCGGGTAGCCGCGCGTCGCCATCGTCGCCTCGAGCTGTTCGCGCGGAACCCGAAACACGACGAGCCGGTTGTCAATCACGTCCCGGACAAACTTTGCTTTGAGCGACAGCGTTTCGCACTCGGCCGCCATCCGCTTGAGCATGTGCACCTTGCGCTTCGCATAGACTCGTGTGCGAATCTCGAGATAGTCGCACAGAATCTCCTCCGGGCTCGCATACTTTTTGATCCCAGTGGGGGTGATCAGGTACATGTTCGACGTGTGGATCGTCTTTGTAATCTCGGGCGCCTCCTCACACCACACCTTGAAATCAGGCTGTGTCTCCGTCGAGTGGTTCTCATACTTTTGGACCGTCCCCTTTTCGACGAGGTCGTCCAAGTGCTCCTTGACATCCTGGATCCACTTCCCGGGTGGCAAGTCTGTGATGCGCCACGCCGAACCCTCCTTTGCGACGACGCCACTCAGAGTCCACGAGTGATCACCCTTCTTCGTCACCGTCCCCGTAAACCCATTGAAGTAGGGAACCATAGGCACCATCGGTTTACCGTCGAGCGCGTGTCGGATATTCTTGACGAGATCCTCGAGCTTGTACGGCGGGACGTACGACGAAAACCCCGTGCCGATCCCCTCTGCGCCGTTCACGAGCACCATGGGCACGATCGGCGCATACCATTCCGGTTCCACCTTTTGACCATCCTCTTCGGTATACTTGAGGACGGCGTCGTCGTCCGAGTTGAAAATCTTACGCGTCTGGGGTGCCAAGCGCGTGAAGATGTAACGCGAGCTGGCAGCATCCTTACCACCCATGAGTCGCGTACCAAACTGACCACTCGGCTCGAGCAGATTCAGATTGTTCGACCCGACAAAGTTTTGCGCCAGACCCACGATCGTCCCCTGCAAAGACGCCTCGCCGTGGTGGTACGCCGTGTGTTCGGCGACATAGCCGGCGAGCTGAGCCACCTTCATGTCGGTCGTAAGGCCACGCTTCAGACATGCGTAAATCACCTTGCGCTGACTCGGCTTGAGTCCATCCATCAGGTGTGGGATGCTTCGATGGATATCCTCGGCTGAAAAGTTGGCGAGATCCTTGTGGACAAAGTCCGTCACGGTCAGCTGCTTGACCGTTCCGTACTCGACACCCGGTGGTGGCTTGGTCATGTGTCCGACCAGCCACTCTTTGCGTGCATCCGCCATCGGTTTGGCAAACGCGAGCGTCATCGACTTGTCCGTCTCGGTGTCACTGGCAAACTTGACCGTCAGACGATCGATCATCTTGAAGTACTCGCGAGCCTCGACGCTCGTCGACGTTCCCAGACCCTTGTAGTACTTGACCTGGTTCGATCGATTGCCGCTCGTAGAGTATGCCGCCTCGGTGAAGAACCAATCCTTACCAGCCTTGATGACAGGGGTCACCATCGCAACCACAAAACCCAACTGAATGAGCCCCGGCCAAAAGTGGTGAATCATGTTCAGGACCAGTCCCTTGATGTGACTCCCATCCAGATCAGCATCCGTCATGATCATCAACCGGCCGTACCGAAGTTCTCGGACAGAAGTATAGGTCCGGCCATGCTGAAGCCCCAGTATCTTTTTGAGGTTGGAAAACTCCTCATTATCGGTCAGCTGCTTGACACTTGCGTCACGCACGTTCCGAGGCTTGCCGCGCAACGGAAAAACACCGTAGGCGTTACGGCCGACGACGGAAAGGCCAGCGACCGCGAGCGTTTTCGCCGAATCGCCCTCGGTGACGATCAGCGTACACTCATGGGATTTGTGCGTCCCGGCCCAGTTCGCGTCGTCGAGTTTTGGAATTCCCAGGATTCGTGATTTCTTGGCACCATCCGTCTTTTTGAGCTCCTTTTCATTCTTGGCGAGCTGGAGCGCCGACACGTCATCGGCAAGGCCGCACGCCATCACCGCCTTGATGCTCGCCGGCTTGAATGTATAGTCGGTGGTGTCCTTCGTCGTACACTCCGTCTTGGTCTGACTCGAGAATGTGGGACGATCGCGCGTCGCACGCATGAATACAAAGAGGGACGCCTTGATTTGCGCCGGCCGAATCTCTTTGATGGGCAGAGCCGCCACGAGCTGATTGACGAACCGATCGATGTGCGTCCCGCCTTGAGTCGTCGCAATGCCGTTGACGTACGACACTTGCTCAAACTTGCCCGTGTCGGTGTGCGCCACGACAATATCACTGCCGAGAGACACCGTCACACCCGACACGTGCATTCTGGCATACGCCTCGAGCGACGCCACCTCGATCCGCGTGCCGTTGAGGTACACGTGCGCCTTGGGACAACACATGGCGGCATCCCACGTGCGACGCGCGATGACCATTTTCAGCGCCTCGAGGGGCTTCCCGCCAAACTTGGGCCAATCCGGTACAAACTGAATCTCGACACCGGACGGACCCTTGAAATCCTTAATCACCGGTTGGGACACGGCCGCCATGTTGTTCGACCACGTCTGGATGTACTTCTTACCGGCCGACACGACGGTCACGACGAAATCCTTGGAAAACACGTTGGTGAGCTTGGCGCCATACCCGTTTCGACCACCGGTCGTACGCTCCTTCGTGTCGTCATAGTTTGACGACGTGAGCAAGTGGCCAAAGATGAGCTCGGGAATCCACACCTGTTCCTTCTCGTGTTTCGTGATCGGAATGCCGTCGCCGTTGTTTCGAATCGTGATCGTCCCGTCGACGCCGAACGTCACGTCGATCCGTGACACCTTCTTGGGGTGCAACGTGTGTTGGTCGATCGCATTCACCAAAATCTCGTCAAAAATCTTGACGAGCCCGGGTGCTATGGTGACCTGTGCGCGTTCAAACCGCTCGCCGTTCAGCTTCCATGTGTCAACCACATCAGGGACGACCGACCCGATGTACGAGTCGGGGCGCCGCAAGATGTGCTCGACGTGCGTGAGCTTTTCGTACTCCATTCACTGAGAGGGAGCTCAAGTTTTTAACCATTCACCAGCGCCTGGATCTCGACGGGGCTCTTCCCCTTGAGATGGTTGGCGAGCGCCTGACACGTCTGGTCCATCATCTGGGGCATGTCGAGATAGTCAGCCGCGTGCGCCATACGCCACAGCGTCTCCCACGGCTCGTCGATATCGCCTACACCGGGCATCTCCTGCCAGAACTTCAATTTGCCGAGCGTCGTAGAATCGACGTTCGGCAAAGGGATGGGGCCCTCCAGACCCTCCATGCTGGTGAGTAGCCGACTCCACTCGGCGTTAAACTCACACATGACACAGTCGGACGTAAACACCAGCATTTTACTTGGTAAACGAGCGCGGAACGGCTCTAGGTAGAATTCTCGGATGGGAGCGATCCGTGTTGTAGCCGCAGCCGCAACTACACGGCTCTTTGTAATCGGGGTGATATTCGATGAACGCAGCCACCGACCCGGTCCGACCGCGTGCAACTTTCATGACATTGTAAAGCATCATGTTTGTATAGGCACCGGTACGATCGTTGACAAAGTGGGCTCCGCCGTGGCCGGGGTACCATGACATGCGAAATGTGCCAATCTGACGCTGGAACCATGCATTCGAAAAAGACACCCATGGGATCAGTGTAATGTCCGGGATCACGACATGTCGCGGCGGTACGTAGAGACCCGCCTTGGCCATGGCGAGCCGCGTGTCGATATCGGCTACATGGGCTACGCGAGCCAAAATGGACATGAACTACGTGCGCGCCTTTTTTCTATAGTCCCATGCGGGCAAGCTGTCGGGCGATGTTTGCTGTATTCCGGGGTTTCCTTTCAGCATTCGCGATGAGACGGGCGAGATGTGCACTGTTACGCACGCCCGGAATAGATCCACGGTAGTTGGTCAGTGCCTTGCGCTGCGGGCTAGGCGAAGTGCGCACCGGTGAGTTCTTACGCGTAATGGCTGGCCGATTGGTTTTGATTTCTCTGGCGACCATAGATCGCCATGGAATAAAGCCCTTTGCCGGTGGGTGATTGTACTCTATCAAGTAAAAGTTCACGCGCTTGTGTACATTCCTCAGGGCATTATTCATATTACGAGTCCGCTGCTTTCCCCCTAGACGATTGATAATACGCTCGCGACCAGTGCGTAGGCTTCCAAGCGCCTTGACTCGATTATTTGCATTTTCGAGGTGCAGAGCATTCGCCCACGCTTCATTGTACTGCCGGACATGCTTCATAAAGTTGCTGTTCGAATTGAACTTTAGTGCAGTCGCATTACGAATTCGCTGCTTTGCCTGCGCAGCCCTGATCAGTTTGAGCGCACTGGCTTGTTCGGCCGCTTTGTTCTTCATACGTGATGGCGAGATTTTTTCTTTACGGACAGTACATGAAACCTGTAACGACCGTTCTGTTCGAGGCCCTGATCGTCGGTATACTGCTGGTGATGCTGTACGCGCTCATGTCAATCTATACGAAACCCCTGACGGCCGTGTTCCTGAGCGGTGCAGTGTTTCACTTGTTGTGCGAGGTGTCCGGTGTCAACAAATGGTACGCCCAGACCTATTTCAGATGATTGTGACGGGGTAGCCGAGCTCCTCATTCTTGACGCGAAACTCGTGCGTCCTGCCATCAAACACGAGCTTTGAAATCTTGTTCCACTTTTTGTGGCCGCACATATCCTTGCGCAAGATACAGTTTTCGTAAATGACGCGGCCGTCGCGCTCGGCCCACATGTTCTTGTAGTAAAAACTGGGCGTCCGACCCTTCATGTGATGATGGGCACAGAAGAGCGCATCAAACAACTCGTCACCATACTTGGGATCATCGATCGCCTGATTCAGGTTGGCTCGCCAAATATCATAGGCGCGCCGAACATGTCTATCATCCGAAGTACGCGCGAGGTCAAACAGCACGGTCCGACTCTCGTTCCAGACGTCGATCCGAGACAGGTTTGGCTGCTCGATACGCTGCTGAAAGTACGTGATTGGATCGAGGCCGGTACTCACTGAAATCTCCATGCGGTGACGGCGCTTCAGTTTTTTATGCCATGCTAGCAGATGAGCGCCCGGGTCGTATCATACACACAGACGCCGGATGGAAAGACGCTCCTCGAACAGATTGCGTACGTCGCCCGCGTGTCAAACCCCGAACACCAAGAGTCGAACGAAACGGCCGAACGGCTCGTCCGATACCTCATGCGAAACAAGCACTGGTCGCCGTTCGAGATGGTCAACGTGTGCCTCGAGGTCAACACGACGCGCGACATTGCCCGCCAGTTTCTTCGCCACCGATCATTCTCGTTCCAGGAGTTTAGTCAGCGGTATGCCGTCGTACCAGATGCACCCGTCGTACGCGAGGCGCGCCTACAAGATACCAAGAATCGCCAGAACAGTATCGAGATCGACAACGAGATTCTCGCTGCGACGTGGGCTGAACGTCAGGGGCGGGTGACTGAGGCGGCACGTGAAGCGTACGACTGGGCGATCGAGCGAGGTATCGCCAAGGAACAGGCGCGCACGGTACTCCCAGAGGGGCTCACACCGACTCGCATGTACGTCAATGGGACGGTACGGTCATGGATCCACTACCTCGAACTTCGACTCGGGAACGGAACTCAGAAGGAACACCGTGAAGTTGCACATGCGTGTGCATGTGCACTTCGTGAAATCTTCCCATGCGTCCCAGACGCTGTGTGATTTTGTCACTGAAAAGTAGACATGAAGATTTGTCCGACGACGTTCGGTCCGTACTTCTGGAGCGTCATCCATATGACGGCACTCAGTGCCAACGAGGGGATCAGTCCCGAGAAAAAGGAGGCGTACGTACGCTTCTTCGAAGCCATGCCGGACGTGCTCCCGTGCTCGATGTGCGGCAAGCACCTCAAGGAGAACCTAAAGCTTCTGCCGGTCGACACGGACGACATGTTCCGTTGGTCGATCGATCTTCACAACTTGGTCAATTCGCAGCTCAACAAACCCGAGGTGCCCTATGAACAGGCGTATCGGTATTGGTCAGCTCGATGTGCACGCGGCCCGGACGACAAACAGCGTACGGTGTTCATCATATGTGGCGTGCTCCTGATTCTCGCGGTTCTGTTTTTTTATATCAGGTGACTTTAATGTTCGCTCGGCTTGTCATCGGTCTTTTCGTGATTTCGATCATATTTGCGATCGCCATGTATCCGTGGGTGACCGACGACGACATCTCGAACCTTCCCAAGGAGCCGTACGACCGATTCACGTCGCTCGTCTACTTTTCGGTGACGACATTCACGTCGACGGGCTACGGCGACATTGCACCAAAGTCCACCCGGGCCAAAATGGTCATGTCGATGTACATGGCCGTGGCGTTTGCAGGGGCGTTGGTCGTCGCGACGCAGGGGCAAAAGAGCTAGGCTGAGAAGCAACACCACGTCTTGCCCGGATCGACAGTGACGATGAGCTCGTCCCAAATGTGATCAAAGAGATCTTCGTGTGCCATGATCGATGCGACGTGCGCACGAATCGCGTCGGGCAACTCTGGCTCGATAGCAATCAGAAGCGCCTTGGGCTCGATCGTCGTAATCTTGACGGCGTTCAGGGTTGACTTCATCTGTCGAAGTACGTCGATGACATTACGAGGCGGGCTGGCAGACATTACGGATCCGAGTACAGTGCGAGCAACCTCCATGCTTACACGGTGCTCATATTTTTTAGGCGCGCGAAAAGCGAATATGGCTCGCAGTCACATTCTTGGGTGCGAGCGGGTGACGGAACAGCGCCTCGTTGGGGAAGTTGCGTCGGGCTGTCCGTAGCCAGTTCCGGACGTTCGCCGCGGGGAGGTTGACACGCGCCGAGTTCTTCAGGTAGCCCGTGAACGTGTTCGGGTTCAGGTAGATCGTACCGGCACCCGGTGTCTTGACGACAAGGTGCGGGCGATTCAGAGGCATGTAGATGGCATTATTCTCGACGTTTGCCGGGGCGGGCGTGTACCGGTTGGGTGTCGCAGGCATCGCACGTGCGCGCGGCGTCACGGCACCCGTCAGAGGCTTGACGGCGCGCAGACCACGCGTGTATGCACGGACGGCATCGTCAAAGTAGCCTACGCGTTCGTTTGCCGCATTCGCCCGGTTTCGATACGCTTGTTTCTGTGTATTTGTTAAACCA